ACTGTAGCGTTGTGTAGCATCTACGATGGCACCAAGATCTTTACTGGTGAACTTTCTAAGTCCAGTCATTTGTTATGCTCCTTTTATAAGCGAGTTTGTATGTGTGATCCCCGAAGGCAATCATTATTATTTAACAGTCTTATCCTGTAACACGAGGTGTACATGCCGAACGTAATTGTAACGTTTTCCGCATATACATATAGTAGGATCCCTCTCGATGGAAAAATGAAGAAATTTTTACCATTCATCATGATCATGATGGCAGTGCCTGCAGCAAAAGCAGACCTTACCCATCGACTCTCGTCCAGCGTTCAACTGCAAGTGAATTCCGCAGCAACGCAAGCTACAAGACTCGGAAATTCCTATGCGATTTCTGGTAACAACGTGAATACTACGGACGGTACAACTGCAGGAACTATCTCCACAGGTGCTGTCACCTCTGGTATATATTCTCCTGGTGCTATTGTAGCAACCCAAAAAACTGCAGGAGAGGCGTTTAGCTTTAGTGCTAGTTTCACCCAAGCTGATGTCATTCCTACTAGTGCAGCGACTACTGGAGAAATTCAGAACTTCGGCAACATGACAAGTAATGCAGCTGGAACCGCTGGGAACCTAGCTGGAACAATTGACTCTTTAGGAAAGATGTCATTAACCGCTGGAGGGGCAGGTACAAGTGCAATTGGCCAATTCTCTAGTGATATCATTATCAAGTAAGGAGAATCCTCGTGAGCATCCTTTCTGGAAAGACAATCACATATATTGCGACAAGTGCGGCGGCAGTCTTAGTTACTGCTGCCGATGTATTGGCGGTCCCCGTGGTCCCAAACTTCCAGCAAGGCCAGATGACGACTCACACAGAGACGACTTCAGAAGTGGTTGAGGTCATAAATTCCATGGACTATAACACGGGCTATACATATAGTGTAAGTGGACATGGAGTTGAACCTCAAAGCGGCACCAATATAACACCGTCTGGCACTGAATCAATCAATGTACAGGCACCTTCATCATCAACTAATAGTAATGGAATCTCTTCGACATGGACAGGATTGAACATGGGAACACGACCAGCGTGGAAGCAAAGCACACCTGGCGGTCAATTTTCTTTCGTCGAGTCGTACATGGCACCAGGTCTCTCGAATCATACGATCATCGAAAGAACAACAAAAATTCAAAGCGTAACAGATACCACAAGTATCTTTACCCAGTAATAGCACTTCTATGTGCAACGCCTGTCAATGCTGAGACAGTTGGCGGAGTATCTGCTACTGCAGCTCCCGTCGCGAATAGTTCGGGCTCAGTCACCAACCAGGCAATTCAGGTTTTACAAGGTCCGTACATAACTAACCAATATGGAGATGGCATTAGTTGCCAAGGACCCACACTTAACTTCACTCCATATGTTACACGAAGCACTTCTTGGCAGTTTCCCTATGAGAGTCACTATGCTGACCCTGTATATAACATGCTCGACCTTACTGGGGATTTTGATGATGATAATAACCCTATACCAGACGGGATACCTGACAATCCAGGTGACATCCTCTACTATCGAGATATCAGAACGGGACAAAAAGATAACTACAACTGGAATGCAGGATTCTCGGCAACAATCTCGTGGCCATTAGATCGTAAACAACAAGAACTCTGTAAAGAAGCAGCACAAAATCATAATGAATTGCGTGGTCAAATTCTTGCTAATCGTAGATTAGAATTTGAGCTTACAAGATTAACCAAATGTGGTGAGTTAGCACAAAAAGGAATCTCCTTCGCAAAATGGAGTCCTTACTATAGACTATGCCAAGATGTACAAGTTCAAAATGTGACAGGTGTACCTCAGCATAGACATACTATTCCTAATCAGAAAATTTCTACTGATGCAAATGATTTGAAAGAAGTTTCTATACCTTAATTACTTTTTCTTTTTGGGTTGCTTGAGTTCAGGCAACCCTTTCTTTTCTCTATACTTATTAGCACGAATCTCATTAGCAGATAACTTAGGAGGTTCTTTTCCTAATGCCTTCTTGATCTTTTTAATTATCTGTTTAACAATAGGTTTGACAATCTTCAATAAGAAAGGAGTTGCAGTTGCTGCAGCAGTTGCGATAACAGTGATACCTACTGTAGTTGTAACTTGTCCTGTTGATGGAACTGCTTTGATAACCTGATCAACAATCTCTAAATCATCTTTGATTGCGACACACTGGTTTTCAATAAATTTATACTCTACAATTTTTTTCTTACCAGCATCAGTCAACGTACCTACAGGTGCTTCTATCTTCTGCACTTCTGTAGGGCATTGTGGTGCTGGTGGTATTTTAGGTGTATCAGGAACAATAGGTTCAGGAGGTGGAATCTTAGGAGGTTCTACCTTTTCTGTTTCAAACTCAATTTTATCTTTGTCGTAATCAATAGGATCGAATGACGGCACACCAGAATCACAGAAGACCTTAACACCTCTTGGGTCATCAATCTTCAGTGATTCTTTATTACTATCATGTGCAGTAACACAACCAGGTATATTAATGATTGGCACACCAATCTGAGAGGTTACTGGAGGCACAGGCGGAATAACCGTAGGTGCTTCTTTTAACCACTCAGGTGTGTATACTCTTGGTATCTCTCTTATGCCTACCCTGTTATGGGGTATTACTATCTTTGGTATCTCCATCCTCACAGTCCTCACTTAATTCAGTAGCAATTTCACCACCCACATCAGCACCCTTATCAGCGCCGAAGAGGGCAACCAGACCGCCTAGAACAGGTCCAACAAAAGGTATACCTGTGACATAACCAGCAGCAGCGGCACCCATACTAGCGCCGACGACACGACCAGTCTGTTTGCCACCGCCCACCGCTTCGATACATGCGACGTTGGCAGCGGTTAACTTTCCCTCGGAGTTCGCTCCCAAATGGCGAGCACCATCCATAGTGTACTGTTCTTCATAGGTGACATTAGATTTACCACCGATACCGAAGAATCCATTAGTCTTATCAACATATTTGTTGACACCCATGACCTTAGGATCATTGGAACGATACTTAATGCTATAACCGTCTTGACTCACGCTTGCTTCATAAGCAGAGTAATCACCCACAGGAGGATTGATAACTGGTAATTTTTTAGAATTCCAGATCATTCCAATCATACCAAGATGAGCGATGCCAAAGGCACCACCCAAAATAGCAACTAGGATGTTAGTAGGTTTCATGGCATTGTGGGAAGATAATCCCCTCCTAGAGGTACAGCAGGTCCACTTACGTCAGGCAGTCCTGCATCCAAGATGTCAGGAACCGCATCGGAGATAGCACCGATAGCACCACCAGCAAGAGTATCAGTTAGATTCTTGATGAGTGCATCTTTTTGTACATAAACATATACTCCACCACCAACGATGCCTGCGACACCGACGAATGAGAGCACTGCTAAAGTGTTAATAATTTTTTGCATGATTACATTTTGTAGGTTTCATCTGTGACGATCTTGATCGGTCCTTGCTCAACTCTAATGACTTGTGCAGGTGCAGTTTCTTTTGCTGCAGCGATCAGTTTCTCCATGTCTTCCTTTGTAATTCCTCCACCAGAACTGCCGCCATTAGCAACAGCACCTTTCTTAGCGGTCTGGACCCCGAACGTAGCTAAAACCCCAGTAAAAACCGAAGCTATGAAAGTTGGATCGAGATCTTGTTTTGGAATTTGGAGTGCTTTTGGCAATTCAACATACGCTAACGTGAGAATACCACCAGACCATATCAAAATACCAAGTCTCACAAATGTAGACAGAATTGCCAACTGTTCTTCTTTGTCCTCAGATGCTTCTTTGAGTTTATCGAGGATGCCTTTCTTTTTAGGTTCCTCCTTCTTCTTCGCTTCTTCCGACATAAGTCAACAATGTATGGCAGCTCTATTTAGGATTCTGGAACCTGTCTTTTTTTGCCGATATTATACTTGGACTCAAGGGACCATTCTCCCTTTTCTTTAAATGCAATGACTTTAATCTGACTGAGAGGAGCAGCGTCCTTTATTAAATTTTCTTTAACAATTTCAATAAGACCCCAATCAGAAAGTAACTTAATAATTCTGTTTCTACGTTGCACATCATTCTCAGAAAGATTCGCTTTCTTACCATCTAGAGCGAACAGTTCTTTGAAATGCACAATGTAATATTGTCCTTTCTTATGCAGAATGTGACAGGACTGATATAGTTTTTTCTCCTTACGAGAAGCAACACCAATACGAGTAAGAGTTTCACGAACTTTCAGGAAGTCATCAGGTTCCTTCAAATTCACTTCAATCATATCCTCTTTGGTCCACTGGACTTCTTTCACTTCATTCATCGTTTCTTACCCCCTTTATTCAGTTTAGTTCTAATGAAATCGATTTGTGTAGGAGTGAGAATCCTAAGTGCTTGTATTGCCTTTTCATTGGAATAACCATAGTATTGCTTGACAAGTTCAAGATTATCAACCTTTTGTTTTTTACCCCAAGGAGAAAATCTCTTGCGGGGTCTCACCGTATTTATAAAGAAATCATATTGTAATTTCTTGTCAATGTGAGAACATTGGTTCATTTCATTGGCGAACATAATAGTATCTAGGTGTTGTGACATGCACCTATTGACTATGTATTCTGGATAGTTCTTTTCCCAAAGGGGATCTTCTTCCATCAAATAGTTTTTGTTGAAGTTGATGGAGTTCAAATAATCCTTTAGAGGATAGCGTTCATCGTATGCCATGTGTTTAGTTCCTTGATCAATTGTTGATTGTTTAATCCTGAATCTGCAGAGTCAAAAATGCAATTGTTATGACATCCACGAGTTCGTACATAATGTAAAAAGAATTGGGCATACTCATCACCTTCGTATGCTCCAACTCTGTAATGTGGAACTAATGTCCCTAGGTATAATACAGCATCACCTGGATTCAAAGAATACTTTTTGTCGTAACATCCAAAGTACCATTCTTCGTCTCCATACAAATGAACAGTCATTGATATCTCACATGCTGCTCTATCTGTATGCTCTGGTAATGTATCACCTCTTCTATAGACCCTACCAAATGAATAGGTAGGGAATACAGATTCTCCAATCAGTTCACTAACCCTTCCTATCGATTCACAGAGTAACTCTGCTGCACCTATAGGATTGTATTGTGATGCACAGTTGGGTGCTACATCCCAATCGGAATCCCATTCATATCTGTTTGCATCAGTGATGAGTTCCTCAGCAAGTAAACCTGCTCTATTGTAGGATATAAAGTTCGGGATGTAAAGGTACTTGTCCTTTACGAGTTTTTCCCTCATAATTTAAAAGAATTTTTCTAGTGTTTGTTGTTCTGGTTTCAGAAAGAAGTCTGGATATGTCTTGAAGATTTTCTGATTGAAACTACGATAAATCAAATTCTTTGCCCAATCAATCTCAGATGGTTTTCTTTTCCAGTTATCTCTATCTAGGCAGGGATTCTTAGTTGCAACAAATGTACCGTCTTCTCTTAATGAAACCTGACTTACTGGTGTCTCCCAAATGAGTTGACGATAGGGTGTCAGAAGAACATGATAGAAGTAATCATAATCATTTGGTCCTCTCTGCTTTCTACCGTTCTTTAAATGTGGTGCGGTTCTTCCACCGCTCTGGAAGTTGAAGTTGAAACGAGAGCGAAACACTTTGTTTGTTCCACCAGATCGTTTGAACATTCCTCTGTCCATTTCATATTGATATACGACTTTCTTAACTTGACCTCTTACCCAACCCTCTTCAGGTTTTTCAATCAGAAGATCAACTCCGTCATCTACATAAGGTTCTGATACATTAATATTTTGAGTGAGAAAATATGCTTTAACTAATAGTTCACATGCAGTTCCACCAAACTTTGTAAATCCATCTTCTCTTGACAGGGGGATAGTTTCTTCCTCCAAGAGAGGTGGCATACAGGGAACGATGCGTTGGGCGTTAGGAGATCTAGACATAGTATTATACCGTATAGTTTAGTAATAGTAATTCTTTTCTTTGTTGTTGTTCTTTCATGTATTCTCCGACTGATCGCATGGTGTATGTGTGATCATACTCATACGGTTTCCAGTCGATAAATCTGGATTTGATTAGATTAGATGAATTGTATGAGACCATTTGGTCGCAACCATATTTATCACAATCAAAGTAAAATTTATCATGATCAAATCCTTTGTGCATGTTTCCACGTTTTCCATAGAGATTAGACTTAATCTCATAGGGCGGATCTAGATACACAAAAACATCACGATCATTTGTCATCAATTCTTCGTATGACAGATCAGTGATTTTCCACTTCTGAATGAGTTGTGAATAGAAGGGGAGTTTCTCGATTCCTCGCAGACTAAAGTTTGAGTCTGACGCCTGCTTGCTGAACGAGGAGGACTCAGTGAGACCAGAAAAAGAGCACTTGTTAACAATATAGAAACTGACAGCACGATCCTTAGGAGTAGTAGATCGCTCTGGTTTAGAGAGATATTCTTTTGCCTCCAAGAAGAGATACTTTGCCGAAGTTTGATCAGGGTGCCTTTGCTTGAGTTGAAGAAGTTCATTCTTAAGTTCATTGCCATTCGACTGGAGTTGCTTCCAGAAAGTATAGAGCGGTTCATAAAGATCGTTAACCCAGATATCAAGATGCGGATGCATCTGTGTGATATACAGTGCTACAGATCCTCCCCCAAGGAAAGGTTCGCGAAACTCTTTATAGTCAGAAAAAAGTGGAAAGAATTGTGCCATCTTTTTGACAGCACGAGACTTACCACCAGGATAACGAAGGGGAGTTTTCAGAGATGCCATTAGTTGTGAGGATCATAATAACGAATAAGTGCTCCTGCCGCAGCGATGAGCACAGCAATAATTATTAGTGCGGTCATACGATAAGTTTTTTGGTGGGCGTTGTGATAACGCTCTTGCGGTTGAACATTTTATTATACTGCTCTTCCAAGTTTGGCGCAAGGGACACAACGAACATCACAAAATTCTTAGGAATTGTAAGTTCTTTTTCTTCGGGATCTTGCAAAGGTGCAAACGGAACAAACCCAAGTTGGGTGCCCTCAGCATTTGCAGGAACGGCGGTGATAGCATCACAGACGGTAAGACCTTCTGCGGTATCTTCTAGAACATCAGCAACGACGTTTTCACCACTGATAAGACGGATGTACTGTACACTCATTTAATTTTCTCCATAACAGATTTGACAGATTCGGACATTTGGCGATAACCATTGCCCACATAAACTTGTCCAGCAACTACAGCAATAGTCGCTAGACCCCAAAAGACATAATACCATTGAGACTTGATTTGCTTAATCATTTGAATTCACATTCTAACATCAATTGCGTCAGACAAGCAAGCAGATTAATTTCTTGATCAACTACAAAAGCAGATTTGTATTGGTACTCTGCAATAATCAAAACTGCAGCAGCAACAGAGGGACCTGTCATTACTGAAGATAGATTATCATAAAGTTTACGCATGATGGAAGCAGGATCAGAATCAAGATTCTGTGTTACCCATTTCTTCACATCATTGAACTTTTTGTGCTTTAGACTATCAACTAGAGAGTCAATGTTTGCATCACCTAGCGCCGCCAGAATGCCAGTGTCGATAGACCCCGTACTGGAATACCGCTGTAGTTCGTTAAGAGTTCTTCGGAAGTCAGGGAAGTATTTTTGTACGACCTCTGCCACAACTCTAGGGGCAAAGGTGACCTCCTCGCGTTGGAGGATATCTCTACAACGATTGAAGAAAGAACCTGCCAACTCCTGCTTAACTTTTCCACGAACATTGAATTCGATGACAGTCGTCCTACTATGTAGAGGTTCAATTATCTTGTTCTTGAAGTTACAGGTAAAGATAAAACGACAATTTTTCTGGAACTCTTCAATCGATGCCCTGAGTAGAAGTTGTACATCAGGCGTCGTGTTGTCTGCTTCATCAATGATAAGAACTTTGTGACGAGCAGTAGCAGTGAGAGACACAGTAGAAGCAAAGTTCTTTGCCTGATTGCGTACAGTGTCCAAGAATCGACCTTCATCAGATCCATTAATGACATAGTAGTCTGCTCCCAATTCATTACAGAGTGCCTTAGCAATCGTTGTTTTACCAACACCAGCAGTTCCAGACAAGAGGAGATTTGGGATCTCACCTTGCTCAACGAAACTCTTAAAGGTGTTCTTCACATCAGCAGGAAGAATACATTCCTCAATAGTTTGAGGACGATACTTCTCTACCCATAAAAAATCATTCATCTTCTTTAATAAAACTCCTTTGTATTTCGGTTCCTTCCCAGTCGGATGCCTCCATACGTTCATACATGTATTGTGCTGCTCTTTGTGGTTGTGTTTGATTACCACAAGTGAAAACATCACATACTGCCATACACTTCTCTGGCCATGTGTGGATGCTGATATGGGATTCAGCAAGAAGTGCTACAGCGGTTACTCCATAAGGTTCAAACTTATGAGACGACACATCTAGTAGATTGCTTTGTGACATGACAGCAGCATTCACTAGCATGTTTCTAATGTGCGCTTCATCATCACAAAGATGAAAGGGACAACCTTTCAACGTGAATAAGATGTGTCGCATAATGGGTCACGGCTCTAGGGCAATAAAGTATTTAATATCTTCACCTTCAAAACGTGCAACGTTCTGATTGCTGATATACACATGATAAGCACCAGGCAGAAGTTTCAGGTTCTCAACCTTGAAACAATAACAGAACTTATCACTGTTCTCCATAGGCATACCATCTACCTGCACTGAATAACTGTTAGAAGTTTCATTCTTACGATCAGTTACAGACAAGAACATCTGATCACCATCTGCATGGAGACACAGATCAGGCAGTTGATAGATACTTGCTGCTCTCTGCAATTGTTGTAGGGCGTTTGCAGGGAGAATAAAATCTACGTCACAACTAGGAAGATTGATTTCTTTCTCAGGTGGTTGAGTGATAATATCAGGGTCAGCATAGAAGAAACGGGTCTTCGACTTTCCTGCAGTATCACTTACAGTGACGAAATTGGACTCGGTAGTATCGATCTTTGGCGAATCAAAGAGAGACAGACCGCCAAGGAATACACCCAGATCGTAAATAGAAATCTGCGAATCAAACTGCTCTTCGACTTTAGCGATAGCAAGAATGTTTTTGTTGATGCTAAGAGTAGCAATTGTATTGCCAGGTTTGATAACGATCGATTTGTTGATCGAACAAAAGTTCTTAAGGACTTCAATAGTTGGGCGGGAAATTACGGTCATCGGTTGGGATAGTCTTCACGGTTTGCACTTTGGTCGCTGAAATAAAGCAGCAACAATCCATAATGTAGGATTTTAATAATGTCACGACGGGCAGTGCCCTTCTTGTCATAACGAGAAGCATACTTTAGGATGTTACTCCTACAGAATGCTTCAGCATCACCACAGGCATCAATCAGATCTAGCGTCTGAATCTTGTCAGTTGCATAATGCTGATTGTATGTGCCTGCAATGTAATCTTTCAACTCCTTTAGGAGTTCTTCTTCATTGTATTTCATGATCAGCAGGGTACATCCTCATCATTGTACTCTGAATCTTCTCCTGCGTCAACCTTAGTATAGAGATCAAGGAAAGATTGTTTAGTATCTTCATCAAAACGATTCACACAAGACCTGATCGCAGTCAAACGATCACCAAAGATCTTCTGCGCTTTAACAATATGAACAAGACGACGAGTGGTAACAACTTCATCAACACCACCGTCAAAGAAAGTCTTACGGATCACACCTGCCCACTTGATAAGATTATCAGCAAACTCTTGATCGCAACCTGCATTCAATAGAATCTTAGTTTCGATGGAAGGAGTAGGATACTCTTGCTCAAAGGTGATAGGGAAACGCTCAAGGAATGCTTCGTTGAGAATATTAGTACCAACGAAACGACCATCATCAGAACCTTTACCTTTCGTATTGGCAGTGGCGATAACGTTGAATCCTGCAGCAGGTTGAACATACTTACCGATCTTCTTCAGGAAGACACCCTTACCTTCAAGGACAGACTGCAAACAGAGAATCTTGTTAGATGCAAGATCAATTTCATCTAGAAGCAGCACAGCTCCCCTTTCAAGAGCCTCCACCACGGGTCCGTTATGCCAAACAGTGTCACCATTAACAAGACGAAAACCACCAATAAGATCGTCTTCATCCGTTTCGATTGTGATGTTGACACGGATCAACTCTCGATTAGTTGCTGCACACGCTTGCTCAACGGATAGAGTTTTACCGTTTCCAGAAAGACCTGTAATGAAGACAGGGTAGAAGTGATTAGACTGGATAACTTTGCGAACATTGCTGAAGTTACCAAAAGGGACGTAGGTATCATCTTTGGACGGGATGTAAGTTACTTCGAGAGCAGGTGAGGCAGAAGGTGCATCATAAGCACGTTTGATTTCTTGTGCGGTCAGATCCCATTTGCCTTTACCAGATTTATAAGACTTGAGGCGTTTGCAAGCAGTAGCATAGGATACTTTCAATTGACTTGCCGCTTCACGAATGTTCTTGCACCCCACATCAGATCCAACATTCTCATTGAGATACTGAACGAGATCTTCAGTTGTGACGGGATTTGGTTCAAAAGGCATCGGATTAAAAAGGATTGTTTTGTTCGTATGTGTTTATTATAGCAGATGGTGGGTGAATGTGCCACCCTATAGGACAGTTGTTCAATCGAACACTGCTGTCACACCCATGACTGTTGCTTCTGGATTGCGGGCGAGAGCGATCTTTTTAGCGTGTTCGTAGTCTCTCGCAACTACGACCTCATCGAAGACTGTGCCAGCGATGAACAATTGTACTTTACACTTCATGATTTGAGTTGTGAAATAAGTTAAGTTTGGTTGTTGATCGTTATGTGTATTATAATCTCCGCTCATGCTATTTGCTCAATGAATGCATTGAGTACAGTTTTGTTTGTCATTTTAGAACCCATGTGTTTTTTGAATGCACGTCCAAGTTCTGCTCTAGTTGCAACTTCACCTTTCTGTTTTACTTCTAGGTCCATAGTTCCTTCACCATTACCTTTGTCTGGCATATAGAAGGATTCATGATAACCCATTTCAGTTTTGATAGATGCGAAGCGATGCTTTCTCCACTGCTGTTCAACAGTTTCAGTTTCTGAAGGAGCGAACCATCGAACGATACGACCGAGTTCTGCTTTACTGCAGATTCTGATACCAACCCAATTGAAATCAGTAATTTCTTTGAAGTAACTAACAATCTCTTTGGTAGTATCATAAGGATCGCTACTGATTTTACGAGAGTATCCAGTCTTAGGATCTCTGAGGAAGAACACTTTGCTCTTGTGATGGCAAAGATACTGACTTCTGTATTCATCAGTACACCATGTCATACCTGCTGGAGTAGGAGACAAGAAAGAGATAGGATTAGATTCACCATCAGTCAAGCAAATCATAGTTACTTTGCTCACACTTTCAACTCTTTTAAGTTGATTAACAATATCACGCGAGCACATTACAGCATCTGCTAGAGGTGTGCCCCCGAGAGAGTATTTAGAACAACCATTAAGACGATATCCACCCATAGCAAATACTTGTAAGAATGCCAACTGCATTGACTTCTCTAGAGAACGAGTATTCTGACGTGATGAGAAGAACTCAACCATCCTGAAATCAGTAGTTACTGAAAGAAGATTTTCTCCTCTTTCAAAACCAGCATGACCTTCTTCTTTCGACTCATGATATCCGATACCATTCTGGAATGCGTACACACGGAAAGGAATTCCTGCTTTCTTACAGAACCAAACAAGGTTCATAGTTTGCTTCAAAGTATCCAACATTTGATACTGCATAGATCCAGACCAGTCAAGATACATGACAAGACCGTGATTTTTTCCTTCAGGAATGATAGTAACTTTCTTGAAGATATCTTCAGTAAGTTTGTATTTGAATAGTTTGTTAGTATCGATAACTCCAGTCTTTGATGTAGCAGCACGGCGATACTCTGCTGCAGACTTCTTCATTTCAAATTGCTTGACCAGATAGTTGACACTTTTCTGAGCACTCTTTTTGAATTGGTTGTACTTCATGATACCATACTCAACATTTTTGAAATGGTATTCACGTTGATCTACATCATAATGATCAGGAAGGATATTGAAATGATCATCAAGATCTTTCTGAACTACATCATGATCAACGATGACTTCTTTAAGATCAATCTTAGGAAGACTAAGATAAACCCACTCCTTAGCATTGTCATCAATCAGAGTTTCAAGTGATTCCTGAAGAGCAGCATCAGTAATTGATTCAGTCTCATCCATAGGAAACTCTTCTCCACCTGTAGTGCCACCAATTTGAGGAGCATCAGATGTGTATGAAGGAGTCTCAAGATCAGGATCTAGTTCACCCTCATCCTTACGTTTTGTAGGATCACTATCAGTAAACCAATCATCATCTTCTTTATCTTTTTCTTTATCGGAACTTACAGGATTTACTTCTTCTGATTTATCTGCAAATCCTTCACCATCAGAAGATTCAGGAGCAGACATTGCTTCTCTTTCTTCTTGCTTAGTGCAAGCGTAATCATATAGTTCTTCCGCCAACCTGATAACATCTTCAAATGTTTTAGTTTCAGCGGTACGCTTCACCCATACTGCTTCATCAGCAGTGAATGGCATTGAAGGATTGCCCTTGAAGTAAAGATTGATACGATCAATCAAGGATAGTGTCTTAGGATCATCGTGCTTTACACCAAAGAAATCATCATCCCAGAGTTGTTTGTATCCTTCATAAAATGATTTACGAAGACCAGGATAAGTTACCTTCATCATACGCTCGATGCGAGCATCCTCCAGAACGTTCACAAACGCCTTTGGAGCGTCTCCCCAATCACCTTCAGGGGTATAGAGAGCATGACCTACTTCGTGACCCACTAGAAGGTCATATACGGTCTCAGATGCAGTCTTCCAAATGGGCAGAATCAACAGACGCTTTTCAACATCGAAGCAAGCAGTGCTCACTTTGCGGTGCTCAACGGTCAGATTCTCGGTTGCCAGCAATTTAGCGAGTGTCCCTTTGACTTCCTGATTGATCATTGTCCTCCTGTTGTTGCTGTTGTTCTAATTCTAACAGATCATCCACATATGAGTCAAGCTTTCGGACAGTTTGCCAACCGTCCACTGGTTTGGGCACTCTCCGTATTTCAACACGATCAGTTTTTTTATTGGGTACGACCTCTAAACTATATTCATTTAGGTCCCACCCCAATTTTTCCATTGCTTCATGGATCTCAAATGTTAAAAGCATACCTAATGATAGTTCTCTTTTGGGCACAGGATTCCAGTGTCTTATGGCGTTAGCAACAATGGCAACATTAGTGACCATATAAGCAATGAGTATAAAGGTGCGAATGCCAGCAACAGAATCTGCCTCTCTATCATTCTTTCCCTCCTTTCCACCTAATGCTTTTGCCCAGATTCTCCACGCCTTACGAATCGTCGGACATCTTCGAGAAGTCGTTGATTTTTTCAAATTTAATTGTCCGTAAGAATTTATCTACCAAGATTTCACCCTTATGACTGATAACGAATAGGTTAGTTCCTGTTCCTAAACTGCGTAAGATAGCAAGCAATTCTGCTGTAGCACCTGAGTCAAGAGAACTATCAAATACCTCATCTAAAATCAGAAGGTTAGTAGAGACACTATTCTTCATTCTAGCAACTTCTCGCCAAGTGAACAACAGTGCCAAATCAATTTTCTGTTTTTCACCTTCAGAGAAGGAAGAATATGCAAAGCGATCTCTAAATCGACTCTTGATAACTTCATTGAATTCCTCGTCAAGGGTAAAGTTGACGAAGAAGTCCATGTTTTGCAGGTATTTATTAATTAGATTGTTAAAGACAGGAACATATTTCTTGATGATTTGACTCTTGATACCAGAATCTTTCAACAAATTACTAACAACACCATATTCAGAAAGAGTTTTTCTAACTTCACTACATTGTTTTTCTGTTTCATCTAATTTCTTTTCAAGTGCAGTAAGAGATTCAACTTCACCATCAATATCAGGAGTATC